TCTTCAGTATACACTTGATCAATACATTGAGCAATTAAGTCAAAAGTATCATCAACTTTCATATCGTTTACATTATTAAAATTTGTTTTAATAAACTCATTTAACGAAGGATATTTCATTCTTAATGTATATTGGTCATCAAGTTGTATATCAGTTGAATGTTCTTTATCCTTTTGGATTTTAATATCGTCAATATTAATTGACATAGGCACTTGTGTTTTTCCATCATCTGGACAAGTGACCATCACTTCTATCTGCTCTCCAACTGACTTTCCACGAATATTTAAGAACAAATATTCAATATCAAAAGTTGCAAGTTTTTCAACTTTAATTCCCTTTGATAAAATACATTTTGCTATCACATCCTTTACTGCTCTAGCAATTTGTTTTGAATCTTGAGATTCCATCGCTAAAATTAATATTTTCTCCTCTTTGACTAGAAAAGGTCTATATTTAATTTTTCGATTAGACGATGGTAAAGTCAACTCATAAGTTGGAGTTGATATGGTTGGTAATGGCATAATAATTACAACACTTCAGTATGATTATTTATAGGGTATATTAGAAACGATTTTATCCTTGTCTGAGACTATCTCCTAATTGTTTTATAGAATCTGGGACACTATTACCTCTTTCATAATCGATACCCCTATTTAACACATTAAAACTTGCTCGCATTGCTGTGCTGAGTGACTTATCATTTTTTCTTGCTGTGAATAATGATGCTCTCTGATCTCTTCCTCTTTGATCATTCAAATCTATACCTAAAGCTCTTGCTAATGATGAAGATTCTCCACATACGTACCTGTCAAAACTGAATTGGGCGGTTGCTTTTAATATTTGAGAATTATTATATGATACTCTTGTAGAATTTAAAGAAATAGGAAACAGTCCAATAAATCTATACTCTAAAAATTGTGAGTGATTTCTTTCAAACTTTACTATTCTAGTGTCATTAGATTTATATTCTTTAGGATATTTCATTTTAAAATGATAAGTATCAGATGTTGGATCAGCGATTGAACCACTTGCTATAAAATCAATCCAATGTTCTAAAAATTTAAGAGATTTATATTCATTGTCAACATAAAATTCTAATGAAATTTGTGTAAATTGTCTTGTATGTGCAAATCTTTCAGTAAAACCTTGAAAATCACCTGTTGTATTTACAGATGCTAAAGCACTGCCAGGTAATACAGCATCACTACAAAGCAATCCAACGTTATCAGATACAAAACGATCATTTATCCCTTTTTGCCTTAAATATGTTCTACAATTTCCTCTTGGTAGTACAAATTTAACAAGAAACTGTGATGACAAAGATACGTTTTGTAACTTTGGCATTATATCTGATATTCCTCTTGGTCTTGGTGCTGCCACTCTAAATACTTCTATAGTATAGTTATTTAGATGGCTTATAGGGGAAAATACTATCCATCCTTTCCTAGAAAATATAAAGGTGATCCGACAAATATAATCTATAGGTCACTCTGGGAAAGAAAGTTTATGGTGTATTGTGATAAAAATACAAAGATATTAGAGTGGGGAAGTGAAGAGATAGCATTACCATATATTTCTCCACATGATAGTCGTGTGCACCGTTATTTCCCAGATTTTTATATCAAGGTGCAAGAGAACACAGGTAAAATAAAAAGGTATCTAATTGAAGTCAAACCACTCAAACAAACTGTCAAACCAAAAAAACCAAAAAGACAAACCAAAGGTTACATTCGTGAAGCATTTGAATATGCAAGAAATCAGGCAAAATGGAAAGCAGCAAGAGAGTATTGTGCCGACAGAATGTGGGAGTTTAAAGTTATCACAGAAAAAGAGTTAGACATATGAGTCGCATAGATCCCATAATGAAAAATTTAATCGGAAACGAAAGTGCCGATGATTTAGCAACAGAAGTATTAAATGTATTGTCTGAAGGAAGTAATGTTCCTGAAGCAGGTAATTATTATGTCTTTGTATATCGTGCAAAAACACCTGGCATTGCATATGATTCACATCCACTTGTTGCTGTAACTGATGTATTTCAATGGGGATTCAAAGGACTGAACTATCACTGGGGAGAAATGAGACAATATACATTCTCAGAAGTAGTTGGTGGATTATATAAAGTGGATGAAATGGAGTTAAGAGATTTAAGAACTCTTCCTTTTGTCAAAATCATACTAAATAGTTAAAAAAGTAATATGACGACTGCCAGTTATCCTAGCGATTATAAAGAAACTGAAGCGAGAGAATTTAATCCTGAAACTAATTCAGGTATTAAATTAATTCAAGGCTCAAGTAAGAAGAAAAAAGCACAATCACTTAATTTTAAAAATGAATCGGGTATTGCAGCTTATATGTCATATCCTGTTGCTAGAACAATGCAGGAAAAAACAGGTGATACGTTAAGAATTAAATGTGTAGAATATATTCCGATGGATGAGGGAGGACCAGATGATGGTTTTATGGGAATGAAAATAAAAAACTCATTTATAACTGCTAATTATGGAAATGGTAGAGAGGAAATTCTATCTAATACTAAAAAAAATCGTGATAAAGTTTATAAAGATACAGGGCAAAAAATTGAAAAACCAGAATTTAACGCTTCATTCACCGATGCTAACACTCGAATGAAAAATAATGTTAAATCAAAGTATAATATTGAACTTCCAATTCCACAAGAATTAAATGATTCCAATCAAGTAACTTGGGGTGATGATAGAGTTAATGCTATTGAACTTGCTGGATTAGCAATTGCACAAAAATTTATGGAGGACGGTCCTGCTGATGCTATTCAAAAATCTCAGCAAGCGATAAGGGCGATGGTGTCTGGTATGGAATTTAATGATATAGGTTCACAAACCACTAATGCTATTCGTGCAGCGATATCTGGTGCTGCTATTGGTGCTTTAGGTTCAAACGTAAGTGCAAAAAGTGTTATAGCACGTTCAACAGGACAAATTCTGAATAGTAATCTAGAGTTACTATTTCAAGGTGTTAACTTGAGATCATTTCCATATAGCATAACATTTTCTCCAAGGTCAATAGATGAAGCAAGGGTTGTTAAAGCAATTATTCGTTCATTAAAGCAATCAATGGCTCCAAAAGCTGGAGAATATAATGGAAGTGCACAAGGTATTTTTCTCAAATCTCCTGATTTGTTTCAATTAGAATATTTAAAAGATGGTGCACCTCACCCATTTTTGAATAAATTTAAATTAGCAGCTTTAACTGGTATGGCAGTTAATTATACAAATTCTGGAACTTACACATCTTATGAGGATGGTACACCAGTAAACTTAAGAATGGATCTTACATTTAAAGAAATTAATCCAATATACTTTGAGGATTACTTGCCTGGAAATGGTGGAGATGGAGGTGTTGGTTTCTAATGGGATATTTTAATGAGCTACCAAATATAGTTTATCAATCACCATTATCACATAAAAATTCATCAGGTGATTATATTGTTATAAAAAATTTATTTCGTAGAACAAAACTAGCAGATTATGTAAAAAATGCTGCTTCCGTGTTTGATAAATTTGTTATTGGAGACGGTGATCGTCCTGACACGATTGCAGAGGCACTATATGGAGATGCAAGATTAGATTATGTTGTTATACTAGTGGCAGGAATCACAAACATTAACAACGAATGGCCATTACAAGATTATCAAGTATATGATTATGCTTTAAATAAATATGGAAATGAGACCACGATGAATCAAATTCATCATTATGAAACTTCAGAAATAAGAGATGATCAAGATAGACAAATTTTACCACCAAACTTAATTGTTGATGCTAATTTTAAAATCGATGGGACAGTACATAAATTTCCTAGTATAAGGTATACATTAAGATCTGAAGCAGGATATAGACAACTTGATGATAAAGATGAATTTTCAGTGTTAACTGACAAAATCGCTAGTCCAGTAACAAATTTAGAATTTGAATATAAAGAGAATGAAAGAAAAAGAGAAATAAACGTATTAAAAGGTGGATATTTATTTACTTTTATAAATGATTTAAGGGATATTGTTAGATACGACAAAAGTTCAAATTATATAAATTCAGATTTAGCAATAACAGAAAATACTGAAGCTGTTAATCCATAAAACTTTTATAAATAAATTTACGTTTAGTTAGAATCGGGATATTACCCACACACACTCTCTAACAGACACTTATACAAACAACACACATTTACTATTATGGCAAGAAATCCATATGAACTTCGCATGGAGTGTATCCAAATTGCGGAGAATAGACTTCGTGAACGTTATCAGGAAGCAAAATTAAAATTTGAATATCTAGATGATAAAGGTATTGATCAGGATATATCAAATTATCCTATGTTCCCTACTGATGATGAAATTGAAGATTTAGCTGATAGGTTAATTAAATCTATGTCGGGAGAAAGATAATGTCTTACATTACTACATTAGATTTTCCTGATGATGATTATGACGCACATCGCATCATAAAAGAAAACAAAAAAAATAGAGAGTTATATAAACAACTCTCTAAAAAATTAGGATTTAAAAAAGGATTAAAATTACACAAATATATGTAATTATTCTTCTGCGAGTTTCGCAAAGTATGATAGTGCGTCATCCTCTTCTTC